CCGGGTTTGTCCAAAGATCGATACAGCGCTCAATAACGTCGAGCTGCAGGGGGCAGATGTGCTTTTCGTCCTTTTCATCCCGTGCAGATTTCCGCTGCAGGGTGTTAGACTGTCGAATGTCCATCCAGACGGGGGACGCGTAGCGTTGCCACACATCCACGGGGAAGGTTTCGTGAGTGTGGGGGATAGGCTCAGGGTTTTCACCAGGCTTACGGAAAGTTACGATGTAGTCAGGCAGGCCCTGACGGCTCATAGCACTGTCTTTGCGGATCTGCTTGTGTAGCAATCCCAGCGCCTTTGTTCGCTGCATTTCTGTTACGGGATTCTTCCACACCGTAACTTCAGAATGAAAGATAAAGCCCGATTCTGTAAATGCCCGGATGATATCGCCCCGGAAATCCTTCACACCAATAAAGCCGTCGCGGCTCTTCATAGCAGGAAGGTTCATGCAGTGGACGCTTACCAGGCGCCCCGGCATAATCACGCGGTAAAGCTGGACGATCAGATAAAAGAAATGCTTCTGAAATTCGTCATTATCCCGGCTGTTGCCCATATCCCTGTCACTATTGGAATAGGTATATAGGCTTGCAAACGGGGGCGAAAAGATGGAATAGTGTACGCTGTTATCAGGAATGCCCTGCATAGTTTCCACGCAGTCGCCCTGGTACATAGCGTAGCGGTCACTGATTTTTTGGTTAAGCACATTCATTGTTGAATTCCTCCCATGCGGGGAAATCCATGCGGATCTCCGGGTTGTACGGCGTTGTAATCCGGCAAGTGCTGCGCAGTTCTTTTTTGGTGACTTCCTTAGACTGCTCAACCATTGCCTGCCGCATTTTTTCACAGTCAACCTGTTTCCGTTCGATGTTTTCCTTAACGCAGCCCTCCCGGCTGCTGATAACGATGTACACATCAACGGGATTCTGCTGACCGAAGCGCCAACACCGGCGCACGGCCTGATAATACTGCTCATAGCTGTCGGACAGGCCGACGAAAATCATTTTGCTGCACTGCTGCCAGTTCATGCCAAAGCCAGCAATAGAGGGCTTCGTAACGAGACACTTGCTGAGGCCCACTGTAAATCCCAGCATCCGGTCTGATTTGTCCTTTGCTTTATTACCACCGGTCACCTCCACGGCACCGTTAATCATGGATGCAAGGGCGGTACTTTCGGCGTTCAAATCACACCAGACAAGCCATTGATCGCCGGAAGCATTTACCAGCTCTGCGGCTGCAGCACAGCGCTGCTCAAGGGTTTCTTTGCGAGCCTTGCGGCGTTGGGTCAGGGTCATAACCTCAGATGTGGGTTCCTGCCCGTCAGCGACGATCTCATGCACCCGCAGTTCGGGAAGATCGTAGCCCTCAATGTCATAGCCAAGGTCAAGAGGTGAGTTCATAACCACTGCCCAAGATCCCATCCACTGCCAGAAAACTTCCTCAGCGTGGCCCTTGAGCCTCCATTTAGAGGTTTGGCCGCCGTCATGGACGAAAAACATAGCCAGCATTTCAGCATAAGACATAATGCCTAAGAACTCAGAATGATTGCCAAGCTCCATGTAATCGTTCGGCGCAGGTGTAGCTGTACACGCCAACCGGAACGGGGTATGACTGAAGAAATCGATAATCTGATTTCTTACCTTGCCGGTAAAAGATTTCAGAATACTCGATTCATCCAATACCACGCCGCTAAATTGGCATCCGGCAAACTTATCCAGCTTTTCATAGTTGGTTATATTGATGCCGGGTTTCAGATCCTCAGCCTTTTCACAAAGGGTTACATCCACACCAAATTTGATGCCCTCCGCTACCGTCTGCGAAGAGACGGCCAGCGGGGCAAGGATCAGAACATAGCCGCCCATGCGCTTATGTACCTGAGCGGCCCATTCAAGCTGCATAGGGGTTTTGCCTAAGCCGCAGTCTGCGAAGATCGCAGCGCGGCCTTTGGCTAAAGCCCAACGGACGATATCACGCTGAAACTGATATAGCTTCGGGTTCAAATCGTCTGCGGACAGCTTAATGCTCTCGGTGTTGATGGACTGGCTGACTTTATGGGATATGAAATCCCGATAATCAGTCACATTCGCACTCACTGTCATCCTCCATGGAGCCGAACATACCCAGCCGCTGCCCCAGGTGAAGAGCTGCATCGACAATGTGGTACAGATCCTGGCCACTCATATCCAACATTTCAGCAGTGATGTGGAGTCTGTCAGGATCATCAGCCTTGGAAAACCGGAACACGCAGCACTTATCCAGATCCTTTGCAGTGCCGTCCTTGTATTCCAGGGTCACTTTATTCAGCTCAGTACCCTCAGACCCGGCAGGCTCTTCATAAATAATGTCCAGCCCGTAGGCCTTTGCAGCTTCATGCTCAATCCGGCAGCCGCGAGCATTTTCCCAGCCCTTACAGAAGTAGGCGGCATGACACAGGCTCATGTTTTCCAGAGACTTAGCCAGGAAGCACAGAGGAATTTGCACGACGCCGCGCTTTTCCATAGCTTCCTTGCTGTACCATTCATCGGTAAACAGTGTGTTTACAACTTCAAAGCCCCGCTGTCTCAAGGCATCAATCGCCCGTTCACGGGTGACGATGATTTCTTCATCTGTCTTACCCGCCATGGGCTGAGACAGCATAGCGTACTTAATACCCATTAAATTTCCTCCTTAAAGAAATTTATCTGCAGCCAGTAAAACAACTACAAGGGTTGTCCCGGCCATGAAATAAAATTGTGCATCTTTGTCCTTCGTGCCGAAACTGCTAATGAAGTACAGCACGGCGAAGACCAGCAGAATGCCTTTGATTAACGGAATCATATGGTTTCCTCCGGAAATCTGAATTTCGTAACAGCAATCGGAAATTCCTCAATCTCCGATGCCCACAAACAAGATCCCTTTCCGTTAAGCGTTTCCCATATATAAGGGAAGCCGCCTATACCATCAAATAGGCTTGCCATGGTACAATCAGCCCCGCAGCAGAGAGACAGCTTTTGCAGGACATAAAACCAAGAGGGGATGGCAATACTGTTTCCCAGAGCTTTGTATCGCGGAGAATCCTTCTCCCGGTGTAGCTTTCCTTTGCTATCGATCCAGTCACCAATATTTGTCCAGCCGTCCAAAAATCCTTGTAAGCGTTCACACTCTAGCGGAGTGAGGCGGCGGACAACAAAGCCCTGCCTGACTGTATTATTGAGGTTTACGCTCATGCCGCCATTAGATTTGGCCTGTAAGGTGCCGTTGATCTCCGAATCTTCAGATCCGTTTCTACAGTCAACACTTGCGATAAGCATATCTGAGAAAGCATCTTGTCCTGTATAGCCTCCAGGGTGGCTGTTTGCCATCAGGGGACCAGTTACTTTTTGATAAGAAATAGTCAAATTCTCACTGCCCCCCCCCGTAGCTACCGCCGCTAGATTTCAGTGTTGATGCAATGCCTGATTCTGAAAATTGGTCATAAGCCAGTTGTGCGACACATACAGCGGTGTAATCGCTAACGTGTCCATTATGATCTCCTGTCATTGTTGGCACTACCTCCCCGTCTCCATTGCCTCTTGCGTCATACACTGAAGCAAGCAGGGGAATCCCTGTCCGGGTTTGCCCCCCCCCTGTGGATAAGGCATTACATCTTTCAGACAAACGAAATTCAGCTTGCTGATTTTCTGATACACTTAATGGGGGAGCAAGAATAACACTTGCGTCATCATTCCCAGCCAGCAATGTAGGCGACTGCTCAATTCTAAACGCAATATCTGCTTCAGCACCTGCTCTTGACTTAAACCCCGCGCACATTAGGGGGGGGCTTGTGCTTGTATCTCTAGTGCCTGACGGAGGATGGGCGGTAGCGGTTTCCCACGGCGTTCGGCCCTGCGGATAATACCCTGACACGCTTTCGCGCTCAAAGAGTATTTCGGGTGCGGTGAGTCCTCCAAAATCTGCGACAAGTGCGATTCTACGGCGACGCTGGGGGACTCCCCAAAACTGGGCGTCGAATACTCTCCACGCAAGGGACCAATCCCCCCCCTCACCGTAGAGGCATCCTGCCAAAGGCCATCCTTTGTTAGGCATAGGAACAGCGGGGGCTTCGCAGACAACCCGGATCGTTTCTTGGAGGACGGCTCCGAAGTCCGCTCCTTTATTTGAACTAAAGGCTCCGGGGACGTTTTCCCACACCATGAACCGGGGTCTAAGTTCTTTTCCTGATCTACCTCTGCCTGCATCGGCTTCCCTCATTTCCTTAATTATTCTTAGTTGCTCCATAAAAAGCCCAGATCGCTCACCAGCTAAGCCAGCACGTTTACCAGCCACACTCAGATCCTGACAGGGACTACCGCCGATAATGACATTTACAGGCGGCACATCTGATCCCCGGATCTTTGTGATATCGCCCAGGTGTTTCAAGTGAGCACCTCGTTCAGAATGTCGCAGAACAAATCCGGGGTCCGTTCCGCAACTTCGTTCAGCGCCGGTGTAGCTACCTCCCGAATCTGAGGGTGAGCAGCAGAGCCGCAGCGCAGTTTGAAGAAATGCCGCCACTCTCGCAGATTCGTTGTCATAACAATCTCTGTTTTGGTACTGGTAGGCAGCACATCACGGGCCTGCTGAGGGGTGCAACCTAAATCGAGCATACCGAAATACGCTGCTTCATCATCCAGACAGGATTTTTCCCAGACACGCCATGCTTCGCTGAGAGGTAGCAGGAAGTTAGGCTTAATAACGGTGATTTCCTTGCCGAATTCGTCCTTGCTGTAGTTGCAGTACCGGGTGCTTTCTTGGCAGTAAGAAGCGGGGCGGTGACGAACGATTTCATGGGATACACCTCTATCCACGGTGAATAGGATAGTCATATCACGGTGGGTAAGGCGTTCATTATCGGTCAGCAGATCATCAGTATCCACAACGCAGAACTCTCCGAAGGGTCCGGGGGCGAAGTTCCATGCGTCCTGATACTCAGGGAATAAAATGGAATTTTCATTGACGAACATCTTCATGTATCCGGGGATCTTATATCCCTCTTTCATGCAGGATTTCATAAAATCACGCCATGCCCGGACATTACCGGATACAAGAGGACGGGAATCATCCGTAAACCGGAGATAAGAGCAGAAACCCTTGTTTTCCAGTTCCCCAATCAGCGACTTTAACTGCCGCCAACTGGAAGGGTCGGTGCTGAAGCAGAAAGATCCATGCTCAAGCACGGCCTCATGGCCTCGCTTAATGATCCTGCTGACAAAGCCAGCAGCACTGTTTTCTGTGATAAGCCCTTCGGACTTATAGCAGATACGTCCGCAGCGTTCGATATGCTTCAGAATATCGTCACCTTTGGGTCTGGGCAAGATATCATAGGAGGGGAGAATTATCTTCATTTTCGATGGCCTCCTTCGCCAAATAAGTTACATCGGATGCACAGCAGATAAACCGCCACGATCAAAACCAGATAGGCCAGATACAGGAACATCCAATACCAGGTATCGTACATATAGGACATAATGACAGGTGTAGCCAAAACACCCAGCGTTGTAACAACGATAGTGAGGATGGCGGCAATGAGTACCACCAAATTTAACACCCATTTGTAATTGTGTTTCATAAAGAGACTCCTTTATATTTTCACTGAATGGCTATGGGAGGCCCCACAACGGGGGCCGGGTCCCAAGGGAATTGGATTAAATACAGAAGCCGGGGGCAACGCCATAGGAGGTGCCTGCATAGTAGTAGGTGACACCGCCGCTGGAGTAGACACATACGAAACTGGAGGAACCACCAGAGTAGGGGGAGCGCAGCCACCACCATTCAGTACCAACGTCGTCACGCTCCTTCACACGGTCACGCTCACACTTGAAAATATCAAGCTGAGATACACCCTGTTCGGGTTCACTGTAGCGGCACTTACCAAATACCTGTTCTTCAGACAGGAGGAACAGCTTATCATGGCTTTCATAGGTTCCGCCGTTGTGAGTCTGAATGATGTGAGTTGTTTCGATCACCGCCTGCAGATCATCGGGCAGCAACTCGAAAATTTGATTCATGTACTCACGCATTTCGCTGTTGGCCCATGCACCCCGGTTGGTGTGACGGGAGTTCATGCGCTGAGGATCACGCAGACAGTTCTCAAACACGAAGAAGGGCTTGCCGCTTTCGTCGTATGTGGCGATAACGGCGGTCTTTTCGCCGTTCTTCAGAGTAACGGGAATCTTGTCCTTACTGTGAAGCACATCATGGATCGTGCCGTTTTTAACAGCATCCTTCAGTGCTGCCCAGGAAGATTCAAAGGTTTTTGTGGTAGTAATAAGCATAAAAGATTGCCTCCTTAATCTTTCTTGAAGAATGTGCCTACCCAGCCTGCAGCATTTAAGGGCAGTCCTTCGGCCCAGGGAATAGGCAAAGACATAGCATTTACAACCTGTTCCAACATCGTCTCTTCATCTGCAAAGGGTTCAATGTCAATGACCACTTCATCGTGAACATGGAAAACGACGGGAAATCCAGCGGTCTCAAGGTTTTCAATGGCCTGAGCCAGACAGTCACGAGCGATTGCCTGCACACAGTTCTCCACAAGTTTGCCGCCGTAGGTTTCAATACGTCCCCATTTGTTTTTATCGTTGACACCCATATAGGTGATAGATGGGTTGCCCCAGCGATTTTCACCGATAACAGGATCAACATAAAACAGTTTTCTCCCAGAGGGGAGCCGGAGTGTCAAGGACGAAACTCCGCGTGTCGCATCATACTCTCTAGCAAAAGTAACGCACCGGACCTTAACAGACCCGCCATTCTGAATAACTTGAATGGCGGCGCTATCAAAGGCGTACCAAAGATCCCGGATTTTAGGGTTGGTATCCCGCCAGCGGTTGACGATATCCTTTACTTCATCATCGGAAAGGCTATCCAACTGGTGCCCGGTATCCATAGCCCGCATTGCCGATACGCTGCCCTGATAGCCAAGGGCCAGCTCTGCGACTTTACCGCGCTGCCGAAGCTCATACTCAGGGTTGCCCTTCTTAATGCGTTCCAGGGGGACATTAAACATCTGAGACGCAGATGCCTCATAGATCTTGCCGTGGGTTCTGAAAACCTCAAGCCGCCATTCCTGATCCGCAAGCCAGGAAATAACGCGAGCCTCGATTGCAGAAAAGTCAGCATCGATAAGAATGTGGCCGGGGGCGGATACAAAGGCAGTACGGATAAGCTGAGATAGGGTATCATTAGGCCTGCCGTAAATCAGTCGCAGCGCATCCAGCTTTCGTCCTTTCACCAATTCACGGGCCAACTCAAGCGGCTCTGTGTAGGTTCGTGGCAAATTCTGCACCTGCACCAATCGCCCAGCCCAGCGTCCGGTACGGTTGGCACCGTAATACTGAAGCAGGCCACGCACACGTCCGTCAGGACACACGCAATGCTCAATGGCATCGTATTTCTTAGTGGAGCTTTTTCCCAGCTCCTGCCGGATCTCAAGGACCCTCTGAACAGTATCGCTATTAGCATCCCGTCCCAGCATTTGGGTAACCGTTTCTTTTCGGAGGTTCTGAACTTCCTCACCGGTTTCCTCCTGCAGCCAGCCGGTAAGCTGTTTAACGCTGTTAGGGTTATAAAGCCCGGTCAGATTGATAGCTTCATCAGTCAGAGAAGATCGAACAGTTTCGCCCATCTGCAGCGCTCCGTGAACGAAATCCATATCAACGGCAACGCCGCGATCATTGATAATCAGATCCGTTTCCCACTGCTTCTGTACGAAGTCAGGAACAGGGAAAGCGGATAGGCGGCGCGCAATCTCCATTTCAGTAACAACGTCTTGCGCGTTATACTCTTTGAAGAGTCGCCATCGTTCGGGGTCATGGTGAGGAAGGTTTCTTGTTCTGCCGCCGTTGGACTTTGAGGGCTTACAGGGGACGCAGAAATAGCGAATCAGCGCAGCACCGGTATTCAACTTCTTCTTATCCTCAGACAATCCCAAAGCCTGTCCTGTAGCCCCCAAGCCCGCCGTATAGCCACAATACAGGCCGTGCAGCATTGTATCCCTCCACTGACTAGGGGGCAGCTTAATACCTAAGTGGCGGTTCAGACAGCCCCATTCAAACGGTGCATTGTATGCGTGTTTGATGTAATCCGGGTTGGTGAGTGCATCATAGAGCCACCAGGGAATACGTTCACCGCAAGCCATATCGATTACAGATACAGGGCCACCATCAAGGCTGTATGCAAAAAGCAGGATCTCAAAGTCAGGACTGCGGAAATATGCCTGAGCGCCAGACTTTTTAATGTTGACACTTGAATAGGTTTCAAGGTCAATGGATAAATGGTGGATCATAAGCCCTCCGTTTACAGATAGGGCAGCGTACTCAGAATGTCAGCAGGAATGTTTCCATCCCAAACGAAGGAATTTTTAAGAACATATTCGTTATAACTGGCAGCAGTCTTGTTTGCCCGCATCCGGGCCTGTTCCGCCCAGGACTGCTTTTCCTCGCTTTCGCTATCCTTGTACAGCTCATAGGTCTTTTGGTCACTGGTATAGCTGGCGATCATCGATCTGCACTTATCTTCAACCTCTTTGCGAGTGCTGTACCGTGTAGCATCGTCAGCTTTCTGTACAGCAAAAAACCAGTTATTCCACATTGCCTTACCCATCGGAGTGGCATTGAAGAATACAGGGACACCGATGAAGCTAACAAGCAGAATCAGGGCCAGAAACACTGCGAGAGCGTTTTTCATCCAGCCACCTCATAGGACACAACAGGATCAGCGACCTCAAATGGAATATCAGAATACAAATAGGAGCCGGTCCATTCGATGTACTTACCATCAGGGGTGAAGAAGAAAATGCCGGAGTCATTCTCGCCGTAGGAGCCGTCAACATCGGCCATTTCAGTTGTAATTGTGGTATAACCGGCGCTACCGTTACCGTAGGTATCGTCTACGCTGCCAGGGGTGAGGAAACTGTTCAAACTAGATACCTTACCATCGACTACGAAACTGCCGACGGTGGTATTACCGGAGAAAAGAACAATATAGCCCAAAGGCTTTTCGATATCACAGATCAGCATATTTGCCTTTTCGCGCTGACCGTTTACCCAGTATGCACGGCGAATCAGGTTATAGCGTTCCAAGGAATAGTCAATGTCAGTGGGCGTACTCTGGGATGCCGCCAGATTACTTGCGACATTCATCTGAGCGTCGATATCGTCCTGAGTGTCATAGGAAACAGCATACGCAGTGGAATCACAGGCGCACAGAGGAATGATAAACACCAGCACCATTACCAGTGCCAGAAAAATTGCAATGATTTTTCTCATAGGATCTCCTTTCGATGTGGCGTGGGGCCGTGTAGCTCCCACGCCTATACTCTCTTACATGGGCAGGCCGGTGAGAGGGTTGATGCCGCCAGTGGGTGTGGAATAACCATAGCCGGGAGACTGAACAGGAGCCGCGTATGCGGGAGTCTGAGCAGGGGCAGCGTATCCGTAGCCAGGAACTGCAGCAACGTTATCCACACTCTGACCAACGCCTGCAAAGTCACTTGCGGCGGAAGCACCACCAGACAGAGGCTCACCATCACGGGTCTTCATAACGTTGCCCAGACCGCAGCACATCTTATTGCCGCCCTTGTCAGTGCCGTAGAAACGAATGGTGACACGGCCATACATACCGCTGTAGATATCGGTAGGAGCCAGAGACACGTTGATGTTGCTCTGATCCACAACATCGGGCTTCTGGGTGGTATTCGCAGACAGTACCCAATGCCCCTTGCATTCGGGGCCATAGGGTTTGCCGCTGTTATTCACGCCGTCACCATCATGCAGAATAGAAAACAGCCGATCATCGGGCAGCCGGAAACCCTTCCAAGGGCCAGGGGTGGCGGCTTCTGCGGCAGCAAGAATAGAATTGCGGATATCCGTCAGGGTGATGGTGTCGGTTTTGGGAATCAGCAGGGTAACGCTGTATTTGGGCGTACCCTGGGGGTTGTCCTTAGGAGGACGAGGGGTAACGAGGTTTACATAAGACAGGCGAACTTCGCCGGTCAAAACTCTCTGAGGATCATTCTGATACATAAAAAATCTCCTTAATTACAGATTATCGAATTATCGATTAGACGATTTCGCAGCTCTACGATTCTGGATCAATTTCTGGTCAGCCTTGATATGCGCCGCATTTTTATAAAAAGGGCAATCACGACCACCGAAATTGTTTGATCTCAAGATTCTGCATTTCCCTTCCTGACGGGCAACGCAATCATCGTGATAGTGACAGGGGGGGGCGCTCTTAGGCAGCAGGGGCTTTTCGGAAAGGCTCATATCGCATAACCTCCCGCGTTACTTACCGTACTTGAGTTTGCGGAGGATCACGTTGGCAACCTGAGCCAGGAACTCACTGTTGGTGGGTTTACCAAGAGAGGGAGATACGGTGTTGCCAAAATACTCCATCTGCACGTCCACATCACCTCTGCTCCAAGCAACTTCAATGGCGTGGCGGATTGCTCTTTCCACGCGGGAAGCAGTGGTGTTGAACTCTTTTGCGATAGTAGGGTAGAGTTCGCTGGTGACACGGTTAATCAGATCAGGATTATCTACCAACAGTTCTATGGTTCTGACGATGTAGGGGTGGCCCTTGATGTGGGCAGGAACTGCCAGATCCATAATCACTCTCTGAATAAGTTCCTCTGCATTACAGGACGTGTTTTTGGTGGGAGGGGCTTCGCCCTGCAGCTCTGCGAGGGCCTTTTCATAGGCGTCGTTGGGAACACAACGTCGTTGGGAACACAACGGCGCAGGGCCTCAATCTGGATTTCGATATTGCTCATATTTTTATTTGCCTCCGATTATTTCTTTATTTGTTTGCCACACCCGCAAAGTCCGCGGCAGCGGAGTTATACGGCTCCCGTTTATCAGACATCGGCGCGAGTGTAGGTTTGCCCATAGGCTTTGTAACATGATCCGCCATAGCTTCAGCGAATACCTTTTTACCCAGGAGCTTTTCAATTTCAGTAAGGGTCTTAGGCTTGCGGTCATAAAGCAACGCTTCATCGTAGCCCAGGGCCTTTACCGCATTGATTGCTTCATCGGTGTTCTTAAATGCCCTGTTGCTCTTACCGGCAACGAGCTTCCAGCCGGGAATATCCTTACCGGACAGCAGAGCGCCTGTAGCGTATTCCTGCAGTTCTTCATACCACTTGACCAAGCCTGCGGCATCTTCCAGCAGTTTACCGATTTCAGTATCAGTCAAAACGGGCGGCAGACCAAGAATGGAACGAGCTTCAGCCGGGAGACTGGCCTGAGCAGCAGGAACTTTACCAGCAGGAACACAACCCTTAAAATCAGCAAATGCGCTGAACTTTTCAGATCTTGCTCTGCACTGGACCTTACCGCGACAGAAGCGGCAATGATCGCCGGGACAAAAAGTACCAGGACCGTTATATGCCTCCTGTGCGGTGGGTTTAATACTTTCGCCCCATGCAAGCAATTCTTCTACGGTCATAGTGTCTTCACTTGCTGTGTCAGACAGCCGGGGCTGGCAGATACCCATACTGACATTTTTGATCGTATCGCCGTAGATGGGGAGATACAGCTTCAAAACACCCAGCGCATACAAGCGCATCTGAGGGTTGCCTTTGGCTTCGACTCTTACGCCCTTACCGTGCTTATAATCCGTGATATGCAGAGTGGAATCACCGATCATAGCGTTGTCGCAAGTACCGAAACCGTCCGGGATATAGTCGGTAAGATCCACTCTAACCTCAAAGGTAACGTGCGGCATTTTCGTGTAGCCCATTGCCTTTTCAGTCAGATACTCAACATAAGCCTCCGCAGTGTGAATCATCTCTTCACAGAAAAGAGGATGCGCCTGCAGCTTCTTCAGTTCAGAGTTGAATTTGCGAGTAGACATGACCGTAAATTTCTTACGCCCGTACAACTCACAAATACTGTGGGCCAGAGTTCCTTCCTCAGCGTATTCACTTGTCCCGGAGGGGAAGTTTTCCTCAAACCGGGGGGCGGCGGTGCATTTCAGCCAGCGGTGGGCGCTGGAAGCACTCAGGAGGGCGTGTGCATTGGGAGTAGGCATTTATCTCCCTCCCTTTTTAGATCTTTGCACCCAGGGATCTCAGCTCTTCAGCGAAGGATGCAAACTGCTCAGGCTTGAGCTGAGTTACAGCCTGGACACCGAACTTACCCAGCAGGGCAATGAGCTGAGGCATCTTGCCAGCATCGATCAGAGTAGCACCGGCGCGGCCAATATCGTCCATGGTGTAGCTGGGTGCCACAGGGGCGGGCGCAGGAGCAGGAGTGACAGCAGCAGGGGCTTCAACAACGGGAGAGGACGCAGCCGCAGCTACCGGGGCAGTGGGCATGACCGCAGGGGTGGGGGCGTTCACAGAGGAAACAGAGGGAGTAAAAGGGGCAGCAATCACGCCGTTATCGGGGACGAGAATCTGCTGAGCGGGTGCGGTGTTCATGTAAGCGACAGGGGCATGGGTGCCAAGGGTTTCATTGGCACAGTGGCAGGAGCTACTCTGCACAGCTTCGGCCAGCTTATTGATTGCTTCGGGCAGGCCGGGGATTTCTACGGTAACTTTGACTTCAAACAATGGTTTTGCCTCCATTTCTTTCATTCAGCCACTCTTGAAAGCGGCGTTGGTTTTCGGGGTCTTCATAGAATGCTTGCACCGCTTTCAGAACGGTAGCACTCAGAAGCATTACCTCAACAGCGGGAATCTGAGAGGTATCTATACAAATAGGGGTTTCAGAGGCGTCCGCTCTGACAACCTTAACAGCGCCCATGCGACGCCTCCTTTCTGTCCGTTTTATTGGACGGGGTTTGTGTTAGCATTGGGTCAAGAAACACCCTCACGCTTTCGGGCTTCAATGCGAGAAATCGCTTCATCGATACGCTGCCTTGTGTTATCGTCGCCCTTCTTACAGTGCAGCACCGTGGAAATGTACGAATTAGAAAATCCGCATTCCTCGGCAAGCATTTTTCCCGTAATTCCTGCACGGTGCATACGGCCCACGGTATTGGCAGCCCATTCGTCAAACAAAAATAATTCACCTCCGTTCAAATATTTGTCCTTTAGGAGTTGAAATATTTGAACTCATGTGGTATGCTAGAAGGGCCAACTATCCAGCATTGCCCCCGTCGTACACTTACTAGAATTGCAGTTCAATTTGTGTTTTACGAGAGAGTTCAAATATTTGCTCCTGATGGCTACATTATAGAGCAAGAGTTTGAACTTGTCAAGAGGAGGGGAGCAAATATTTGAACTTTTTTCAAAGGGAGATTTGCACCATGTTTTTTGACGTTTACGAAAAGCTCTGCAAAGAAAGAGGGTTAACCCCTACCGGCGCAAGCGCGGCCATTGGTTTCAGCAAAGGGTCGGTTTCATACTGGCGAAAAAAATATAAAGAAGGCATAGACGCTGGACCCGATACAAAAACTGCAGCGTTGATTGCCGATTTCTTCGGAGTATCGGTTGATTACCTGTTTGGCAGAACAGCGGATCTGGGTGCTTTGTCAAAAGATGAAACTATGGACTCCACAAAAGATGTTTTAGAAGATGTTGATATCGCTTTTTATGGCGACTACAAAGAACTGGACGAAGACGATAAAGAGACAGTCCGTGACATGGTTCGTATCATGCGAGAAAGGCGGGCAAAAAAACAGGAGAAATAACCGTGTTTGAGCTATACCATTTTTACGATTACTGCGAAGCGCATGACATAGACATAATCCCGTATTACAACGCCCCTAGCGAGGGTGCTACAATACGGGATGGGGAGTATTATGCTATTTTCCTGGATATTGCCAAGATCCAGTCCACGCGGCTGCTAAAAGGTGTATGTTGCCACGAAACCGGCCATGCGGCGACGGGGGCTTTACATAAAGTAAATAGCCCCTATGAGCTTGTAGAGCGTAGTGAGTATCGTGCAAATCGATGGGTAGCTCAGAATTATTTAACCGTGGGACAGTTCCAGGAGGCGTTTACTGCTGGCTGTACAGAACTTTGGCAGCTTGCGGATTATTTTGACCTCCCGGAGGATTTAATAAAAACAGCTCTGTCTTATTGGATCGATAGACAAGGCGTAGACTTTAATGCGGAGGTTTTTTGAAATGGCAAAGCGCAATTATGTTACTGTGACAAGTAGTAAGAAAAAATGGACAGCTTTTTTCTGGTGTATTGTCGGTGGGTATATCGGCCTGCATTATGTCTATGTCGGTAGGTACGGAAAAGCTATCTTATACTGTTGCACCTTAGGCCTGTGCTTTTTCGGTTGGTGGCATGATCTTGGCTTGATTCTCAAAGGAAAATTTCAGGATAATGTTGGCGATTATCTGAGAGCATAAAAAATGCCCCCGGCAGAGCCGGAGGCAAGAGAGGAAGTGAACACATGGAAGTCCTAAAACACCCAAATTATCCATGGGCGGCGGAGAAAATCAACGCAGTTATTTACGCCCGGTATTCTAGCCACTCCCAGGGAGAGCAGTCCATCGAGGGCCAGCTTGAAAAAGCATATGCTTATGCAGCGGCAAAGGGCTACCGTGTTGTGCATGAATACGTTGACCGGGCACAGTCTGGCAGGACTGATAAACGTGATGAATTTCAACAGATGTTAAAAGACACTGCCAAAAAGCAGTTCCAAGTTATCATCCTGTGGAAAGTTGACCGCTTTGGCCGCAACCGTGAAGAGATAGCCCTTAACAAGATCAGGTGCAAGAAAAATGGTGTTAGAGTTGAATATGTAGCAGAGAACATCCCCGATAGCCCAGAGGGCGTTATCCTCGAAAGCGTCCTTGAGGGTATTGCAGAGTATTACAGTCTGCAGCTTTCTCAAAACGTCCGAAGAGGACAGGCTATCAGTGTCCAAAAATGTCAATCTGTTGGTGGTGTGCGCCCGTTAGGCTATCTTACCGATAAAGATAAGAAGTACATTATCGATCCTAAGAACGCCCCTACGGTTAAACTGATTTTCTCCATGTACGCTGAAGGATCTACGGTAACAGAGATTATCAATCACCTTAATTCCCAGGGCCTCACCACCGTTAAAGGTAAGCCTTTCAGCAAGAATAGCTTATATTCCATACTCAATAACGAAAAGTATACCGGTGTCTATATCCACAACGGTACGCGCACAGAGGGCGGTATGCCTCAGATCATAGAGCCCGAACTTTTCCATAAGGTGCAGGAGCTTATGAAAATCAATAAACGTGCCCCGTCTCATAAATGGAGCCATGCGGATTACATCCTCACGGATAAGCTATTCTGCGGTAAATGCGGAACAGCCATGGTGGGTGAATGTGGTACAAGTAAGAGTGGAACAACATACAACTACTACATCTGCTCCAAACGAAAGCGGTTCAAGGCCTGCGACAAAAAGGCGGTACGGCAAGACTGGATTGAGGGGATTGTGCTTCGGGAAATTAAGAAGATCCTTGCCAATGATAAACTCTTAGAATTTATAGCCGATAATACATACCAGTACTACATGAAACAGAACGCAGCGGAGGAAGAATTAAGAATCATCCGGGATAAACTCAAAGATGTAGAGTTGGGCATCGGTAACATCGTAAAGGCCATCGAAGCCGGTATGTTTAATCCAGCTCTGTCAAAAAGAATGAATGAACTGGAAGAACAGCGGGAAGCACTGCTGCAGGCGACAGCAGAAATAGAAATCACTCAGGTATTTAAGCTGACCAAAGAACACATTTTGTTTTTCTTGCACGAGTTCAAAAAATATGATTTTGAAAACGTTGAATGCCAAAAGAGATTAGTAGCTACTTTTGTCAATGCAATCTACCTCTATGACGATAAAATCATATTGACATTTAACTATTCCGGCGACAGCCGCACTGTTACACTGGCTGAAATTGACGCGGTAACGGAAGGTGAAGTGTTCGGCTGCTGTGCGCCATGGTCTGCCATGACAAACACATACGAACACCCGATTGTGTGGTTTAGCCATGTGTTTGCAATAACAGTAAAAATCCCGCAAGAGTAATCTTGCGGGATTTTTCTATGCTTTTGTGTAGCCCTCATGCGTAGAGCGTAGCGGTGGGGTTTTTGAGGAAGTCAGCCAGCGGCTTTGCGTCCATCCAACCGCTGATATTCCAGAGGCTGTACCGGGTTCCATCCTCTCTCTCAAAGTGGACGGACAAACCCTTACGAACGAAGCGGGCAACGCCAACAATCCGCTTACCCCCGATATCACGGGCAATCAGGCATACAGTGCCGTTAGCGGGAACCGTAGCACCGAATCCCAGCAGCCCTAAAATGTTAAACTCAGTCCAGCTAAGTGTTTTCAGCATTTTTCAATTTCCTCCTTATCTCTCCTGGCGGTACATATCGATTAAATCTTGCTGCCACGCATTCTGAAGCGACCTGTCTTCCAGATCCTCAAGCAACTCTGCTTCATACTCAGCAATGTGTCTCGCACACTCACAACCTTCGAACAGAGGCAACCCGCAATAGGGGCAGAACTTTTTCTCAAACATTTGCTTAATCCTCCATCACTTGTACAGCGCTTTCATTACGGCACAATATTGGTCTACGGTGATCTCACGATCCTTCAAAAGACTTTTTACGCCATCTTCGGCATATTGAGCATCGTGGCCTTTAGCGACATTCACGGCGGCCTTAATCAGATCAGCAGTTTTCCATTTCGATGTCCCATCAGGATTCATATTCACTCGACGATCCAGGATGCAGGGTGCGCTAGGAAGGAACTCAGAACAATGCTCTTTGTCGGTACAGAAGTCGCACTTCACTTTTTTACTCATTTGATCTTTCTCCCTTCAATTATGTCATTATTATGCCGCAATGCGGACAATAGCTTTTCTTTTTCTTAGGTGACATGGTTTCACGGCCTCTACACTCAGAACATCCATACAGATTGTTGATATCGTGTATCCAATGACCGCACGTTGATTTCTCAGGTCTACGGATACGGGCATAGGCCGTGTAGCCTCTGCCCCTGTAATTGATGTGAACGCCTACTTTTTCAATCTCCATTTCCACTTGCCAATCCACATCGCTCAGGCCCAGTCGGATCTCACCGCGATTAAGCAAATGGAGAATCCGTTTTGCGACCTGCATATCGAAGTCAGAGCCTCTAACCAATTCACGATGCCGATCCATCAGCCGATAGCGGATCAGTTTATCTTTCAGTTCCATCATGTTACTCCTTTTTATGGTTCAAATATTTGCTCTATATGTCTGTATTATAGTTCAAATGTTTGCTCCTGTCAATAGGAACAGAGCAAATAGTTAAACTTTTTTAACCAAGAGGACAAAACAAAAGCCCGCAAGTGCAACCTCAAAAGGTAACACTTGCGGGCTATTTTTCCTATACGCGTGTATATATGGGTGCTATGACGTTTTCATGCCCATATTTCTTTATTTTATATAATCAATTATAAAATAATGTTACATTGTTTCAATTACTGAAAAAAGCTTGCCCCGCAACGACTTTTGGCGTGAAACACTTTTGTTTCACGCCTGTTACATTGTTTCAGAAAAGTGAAACATTTTAGGGGATGAAACATCTTAACTCTTCAGAGAATGTTACACTCTAAACATACTCTAAACCACGCCGATTTACTCTAAAGCTCAGCGCTTCATGCTCTGGATCACAGACTCGCCAGCGTCCTTGATAATTGCGGTGATATCCGCTCCGGCGGACTGCAGCAGCTTCTTTGCGGGATCAGACAGCTTTTCCATAGTCTTCTGTACCAGCATAACGCCCAGCTGCTTCACTTCATCTTCAGTCAACTTACCGTCAGCATGGGCAGCTTTCCACTTCTCCACGACGGTCTGCTGCAGCGCAAGTACGGTCTGCTGGGCGGCACCGATAACCTCATTAGTAGCAATGCCGATGTTGGTCAGCTTGTTTCTCTTGGCAATTTCAGCGGTCAGCCAAGTTCCGAATACACCGATCAAGGTAATCAGCAGAGTTGCGAGAATCTGTACGGCGGTTTCAATGATGATTTCGTTCATAGTAAGATCTCCTTTACAAAATAGAATGTTGCATTATTCCACGTCCATATGAACGTAGGTGCCGTCGATATCATAAGCGTATCGTACATTGGGAAGTGTCAGCACATAAGCCAGCACCTGAGCGGCAGTGTGTCCCTCAATACGGAAGTCCAGCGCTTTGCCACGCAGATGGCGACTGTTAGACACGCCTTTAGAATCAGCATTATGCTGGGTGCAGCGAATGCCGCTGGACCGGTGGCCGGGTCTGCCAAAGTGGCCTCGTACATCATCAGCCAGTTCAACCAGAGTGTGATCCGGCTCTACAGGGAAACCGTTGCAATAGGGGGCGTGGTATTCGCCGCAGCGGCACCTAAATTCCTCCCGGCTCCAATACTTGATACCCTTCCAGAAATCGTCCTCAGCCTCGTCATCGGGGCTAGTGCCGCTTTCTTCAGGCATAGTAGGTACTTCACCGGAAGCAATAACCTCCCGAATACACTGAGCGGTTTCGTCACCAAAAACACCATCTACAGTTAATTGGTGCGCCCGCTGAAAGTTTTCCGTGGCAAGCTTGGACAAGTCGCCCCAAATACCGTCAATGTTACTCTTGTAATAACCTAAGTATGCCAAAAGGCATTGTTTTTGTCGTACAGTCATGTTTCCTCCTTACCAGAGCCGTGGGCTTTTTTATTGATGTACTTCTCAATTTTGCTGCTGGCCACTGATACTGGACCACCACAACCCAGCTCTGCGAGGCCTTTCAAGCAAGCCAGTAAACCGTATACAACCAAAGTCTGCTCTTCCTGG